CGCTGATGCGACGATAACCACCAGTTGTTGATGGCTCGTAGTTGATTAAAGAATAAGCAGAACCGGGTTCGTTCTCACCCTGTGTCAGCACATCCTTGTTTGTGTTAAGGCCACCTAGACAGATAACCTTATAACCATTAATGCGATCTGCCATTACATCACTCTAGGTGAAACCAGCGCAGGAACAATCATTGTCGAGCGCATAGTGAGGGGTTCATCCAACAATAGACGGCGCATTGTCTTGATACCATTCTCAAACTTGTCACGATGAATGGCAGCGCTCTGTTCGTTAGAACGATACAACATCATGTAAGTCATGGCACCATCAATTACAACACTGTCAAAGCGGGAAGGTACAAGGCACACATCATCGGCCACAACCAAATCGGCAGGGAACTTCCAATACTTGTATTCGATCTGATAAGCCTGATCAGACTTTGGTGTAACACCGAAGAGGCCGTTCTGTGTTTGATAGACAGCTTCAGGAACACCATAACCACCAGCACCTGTCTGATCTTCGATGGGACGAGCAGTGTCTAAGTATTGTGTATAGCTCAGTACAGGTAATCGTTTTGGTTGGTTATTCGCTGTAGATAATTGTTTTAGATAGAACGATTCCCAATCAACACTAGAGAAGTCTGAAGGGAAAGCGTAAGTGGCTGTACCATTGGTGGCAAGCGTCTGTGTATTAGTCATCAAAGCAAAAGGCCACTCCTGAGCCGAATGCATCAATTCTCTAACAGATGAGTTGATAGCGATTTTGGCTAGAGCTTGTACGTTTCTAGCATTGTCAAAGTCTGTGGAGTCCATGATGACTTCACCAACTCTACGCAGCAATTCATTTGTTAAAGAAATATATGTTGACATAGTTATAAGCAAGAAAGGGGTGAGCCTTTGACGACCCACCCCATGAGTTACAGGCGATTAAGCCAGTTGATCGCGGTCAACTTCGTCAGCAGCAATGCGACCATCAACGTTCATCAACACAGCCCACACACGAGCAACACCAGCAGTGGGTGCAGTGGTAGCAGTGGCGATCAACAAGTCGATAGTGTCAGCAGTAGCGCCAATCACGATAGGCTGGAAAGCAGCAGCGTTCTGTGCATAAGCACCAGCAGCAGCAGCGTCAGCATCAAAGCCGTCAACGAATACGTCAGCGTCAACACCAGTGATACCCAAATCGAAAGTGGTGTCGTTCGACTCACCAGCAAGCACGGTAGTGATTTCGATACCAGCATTCAAGATGACAGTGTTGACGGGAACAGAGATGCACTCAATCACGTCAGCAGCAGCCAAGGCAGAACCTTTAGCGGTTGCAGCAGCAGCGAAGTCAATAGTTTTATCAACCAGATAGGGCACGGAGCCAGCAGTGCGACCAGCGGTAGCGCCGCCAGCAAGAGTAGTAACAGTAGCCATTTTAAATTTCCTTTATGTGTAAATGTATAAACGGGGAAGCCTTGTGAGCCTCCCCTGTTTCATCAGGCCACGTTGTAACGTGCAACCACAATGCCTTCAGGACGCAAGATTTTGCGACCATACAGGTGCATACCGCGCACGATGTCAGCGAAGCTGTCGGGGTCACGATATGTCTCAGTCTTTGTCAACTGTTGAGCAGTTGCCACGGCAGAGTCATGACCAGCAACGATCACACCGAAGTTGGTGGACTGAGCAGAAGTACCAGAAGTACCGGGGCCAGTGCCAAGCTTAGGAGTGTTGTTAGACACATAGATACGGAAGCCATGCAGGTTGTTCAGGATCAGGCCGTTTTGCAGACCGGAACCACCGAAGTCACCATTCAACAGGCGGCTGTCTTCGTCCTTCAACATCTCAACGAACACGGGGTCAACGACCAACCAGCGACCTTGAGTGTCCACAAACTGTGTATCCAACAGACGACCCATACGGGCAATCACAGTCAGAGGGGACACAGTGGTAGTGGAAACGCCAGTAGCGCCGGGGAAGCGAGGTGCCAATGGGATGGAATCACCAGTAGAACCAGCGCTAGTCAAGTTGCCAAAGCTAGGACGGCTCAGTTTCATGGTAGCCAACAGTTCGTCGGAACCAGCGGAGGCTACAGCTTTAGTGCCGGGAGCAGTGGTACGGGCGGTGTCGCCAGCAGCATGCTTAGCAGACTGCTGGAAGCCAGCCAGATACGCCAACACGTCTTGGTCGTAGTTGTCACGCAGACGATAGGCAGCGCGGTCCGATGCCATCTGCATAAAGTTCACATGCGAGTGAGCAGCCTCGATGTCGTCGATCTTGAAGGCGTAGTAGTTAGCCTGATCAACAACCAAAGTGAAGTCTTCGTCGTCGAGGTCTTGCGCTGTGATCTGAGTACCACGAGCGTAGGCTTGGACGCTAACCTCTGGCTCCTTAATTATTTTGACACTATCCCCCATATTAGCAATTTCACCGAAGTAATCGCTGTTGGTAATGTCTTCAACGGTAGAAGCTTTACGGAATGCAAGTTGTACTTGCTTGGAATAGATAACTGGCGAAAAATTGCCATTGGGCAAATTGCCGTAACCGGGTGCTGAAGGAAAAGCCATTTTTAAATCTCCTATAGATATATTGGCATATAATTAAATACGCTAACACCACTACAGAGGCTGACTTCGCTAGGTACATTATTATTCCGAAGTGCCCAACGGAAAATAACGGGCTAACAAAACTTCAGGTATTTCTGACAGTTCATTGTTTTGCGTTACAGAGTGACACAATAAGTGTCGTTACTAAAATTACTAATGACTGGTGGCTGTTGCAAGCAGCGGCAGTGCTATAGTGCTGGTGGCATTTCACCACCATGTCGTAGTTATACTACGATATTTTTAAAGTTGTCAACTGTTATCGTGCATTACCACTCATATCGTACACAAACTTACCAGTCTGCATAGCCTTCTGAATAGCTTCTAAGTTCTTTTCGTACTGCAAAGAACTCATTTTGTTCACTTGCGATTCGTAGATGACACCTTCATTATCCTGACTCACCGGGGTAGATCGGCTACCACGGGTGTTGACGCTCTCTGCTGCACCAGAAGTTTTCTTCTCCGGTTTCGCTTTACCAATGTTACGATCAGCCTTATACAGATCAATGGCACGAGCAGCAGAACGAGCATCTGTATCGTTCTCATACAAAGCTTGTTGTACCCAAGCTGGTTGTTCATCTGCCCAAGTATGGAAGTCATCGGTGTCTCGGATGGTGTCAAAGTCTGGATGGAACTTCAACAGTTCAAGCTCAGCCTTATCTCGCGCTGTCAGTTTGTCTCGCTCGTCCAAGGCTTTGAAGCGCTCATCAAGCGCTGCTGTTTGTTCTTTGGCTTTCTTGATGGCAATGGTTTCAACAATCTTCGCCACGTCTGGATAGGTCTTTGCCCATGTTGCCAGTTCGTCTTCGCTGGTTGGCAGCTTAATCTGTTGCTCGGTAGACTGTGTAAGTTGTTGTTTCAGTTCGTCAATTTGTTTCTGCAAAGATAAAGACTGTTGTTGTGAATGACGACGAAGATCACCATAGCGCTTTTTAAAGCTCTTCTCTTCTGCTGACAAATCCTTATCGTCGTCTACATTTTCTTCATTCTGAGACTTACCGTTGATGTTTTCTTCATTGAGTTGTTTAAGCTCAGCTTCTTCTCGTTCGATGCGCTCACGGTTGGCGTTGCGTTTACCAAAGGGGACGACAACAGTTTTCTGTTCCATTACCATTTCAGACATAAATACCTTTTAAGTTGGGGCTGCACTGTAGGAGACAATGTTGTCTCGGAGAGAGGTAGCCAATGATGGTGGGTGTTATTAAGTGCTAGTCTGCCCACCACAGACTTTAGCATTCCTATTGTAGCTTACTTACGACGAGACACTAACGATGTTGATTTAGTTGTTTTCTTTTTAGAGACAAAGCCGCCTTTGGCGTATTTCCTATCATAACCTGCTGGTGGTGGTAGCAGAGCTTCTTCACCAACAAAAGGAATGTACTTACTGGAACCAGTTACTGGATCGTCATATTTTACCATCTTGAAACCAGCAAGGGGTGCGTTACGATATTTGTCAATGGGTTCTGAGGGTCTGCCACTTAAACCACTATTACCAATAGTATTAGCAACAACTTCATCACCAGCCATCAACACACCACCAATCTTTACAGCGGTCTTGATGTCTTTTGCAGTCAGATTCAGACCTTCATTAGCTGGTGGCTTAGCTAAGCTTCCTTCAGTTGCAGTAGCATCGAAAGCGTTATCAGCATTGTAAGCATCACCAAGTTGACCGATTCGACCCATCTCATTTGTAGCAAAGTCTTGATTCTCAGTCAGATAGGTGTTTGTATTCCTCATTGCTTCTGACATGAACGTATCGTATGTCTGATTACTTCCATATCGTGGGTCAATACCAGCCGCTAAATCTTCGTCTGTAGCTTTAATAACACCATCCTTATTAGACATGTATGATGAAACAGCAGCGGTCGCCATATTTTGCAAAACGTTCTGGTCTGTAATACCCGCCTTAGCACCAGCAATGATTGCTTGACCAGCAGCTTTAGAGGCAACGCTACCTGCATCAAACCCTAGTGTTTGTCCAATAGTGTCGGCGTAACCCGCAGTAGCTCCAGCAGTTAGGCCACCCACCAGAGCACTCTTTAACGCATCTTCAAAGCTGTTACCACTGAGAATCGACACACCACCAGAGACTAGACCAGCAGATACACCAGCCAATGCAGCAGAGCCAGCCGTTAGTGTCACACCTGCAACAGTTGTACCAGCCAATGCACCAGATACTAAAGGCACACCATAGGCAGCTAAGGCAATTGCAGCTACGGGTTTGAGTGTACCCTCTCTAAATTCAACCCACCCACTTGTCCTGTTGCTTGTATACGGAATGACATCCCCATCTTCAGTGAAGTGTAGGTTGTAAACAATATCTAAGTTACTACGACCACTACCATCTCCAAATAAATCTGGACGAGGTATAAGTTCACCTGTGGATTTATTATAAAGTTCACTACGAGTAGCAGTAGTTGGTGCCCCTTCATAGTCACTTGTATCATAAGTAACGTTACGCTGCCCTACATCACGCAAAGAACTAAGACCGTTCTCAGCAAGACGGAATGCGACATCAGTGGCTGCGGCCTCAATAGAAGCAGTGTTACCTTTGTACCAATACTGACCA